TAGCATAATATATTTCCAATAAATTTTAACAATATTAACAAATTTTTTGAGGATGGTATTCATGGTTGTATATATAATAGATATTAATCAGAAGCATTTTTTTTAAGATCGTTGAGTAAATCAATGTAATCGTGGGTGTATTTTAGGAGGTGGGTGGTTGAAGTAAGAACACCAGTGATAACATCGCCTAATTTATCTTTATCGGTTAAATCTATGGAATCGGGGGGTTTAAAACCTTGGTCGAGAACGTGTTTTAGATGAATATAAGAAGGATCCTTATTGATGATATCGAAATCGCTAGAAAAGTTATATTCAGTTTTAATGATATTTGCGGTATCTGATATACTTTGTTTAATTTTATTTTCAGGTGATATTTTTTCTACTTGTTCTTGTGAAGGAGATTGGGTAAAAAGTTCAGTTGATTCTTTATAATGGCATAAATTTGATAATAGCATTAATAAAATGAGGATGTAATGCCAGTAATTTTTAATAATGTGTTTAAGTTTGTTGGAAAGGGAACTCATAATATAAATAACATATATTAAAATTTAGATAAGGAATCGGGGAATATATTGCAAATTTTGCCAGTATCCAAAAGAACAGATACACGAGCCAAATCTAAGTCAACATTTTGGACAGTGCCAGCAACAAATTCATTGGTTTTAATTTTTCTTTTAACACGCATCCCTTCTGTAAATACAGCAGCAGCAGCGATACGTTGTGTGTTTTTGTATTTATTGTCCCTATCTTGAGCAGCTTTTTTAAGAAGTTCAATTGTTTCACCGAAAGCGCCCTTTTCAAAGATTTCGGCAGTACCGTGTTGGAATCCATTTTCTGGCGTTAATACGAGTTCTAGGAGAGTTTCCAGAGGAACACGTAGTTGGTGTTCGAGGTAGTAAAGACCGTCGAGTTTTTGTGAAGAAGTGAGGAGGTCGGGGTGTTGAACACGTTCGTGTTGAAGACCCGTTCCTTCGATAAAGACGTAAGGTATTCTTTCGCCAGATTGTGGTGGATCGATGGAGTTTTGTTCTTTGAGGCGTTTAGCGAGTTGAACGTGGGGTAGGTTGATGGTGGGTATTTTATCGGGGCATTCGCATTGTCCAAAATCATTTTCTTGGGTGTGGCATTTGGTGCATTTGTAGCCAGTTCTCAGAGTTTTGGATAGTTTAAGTTTGTTGACGGGTACTTTATTGGTGATGAGGTCTCCGACGGCATATTCGGCGAGTTCTTTCGCTTTGGTGATATTTCTTTCGTAGAAGAGGGTGTCGAGAACTTTTTTGCTTATGTCCTGTACATAAGGGCAAACATCACGTCTAACGAGGTGTATACCCTTTGCGTCGAGGTGGTCGCTTTTATCGGGGTTGACCCATTCGAGGTATGCGTATCGTTTTTTGGTGAAAAGCATGAAGGGGTACATAACTTTTTCGAATTCGAGTTCGACGGGTTTTTTGTAAAGATGTTTGTTACATGAGTCGGCGGCTAGTTCGCTGAGTCTGAAGATTTCTTGCATATAGCCAGGTTCTTCGGGTTTAATAACGGTTCCATTTTTATCTCTGGCGACAAATTTAACGTAGCAGGAGTCTGTATCGCCGTAGACGACGTCGCATTCGAATGTATTTTCGCAGTGGTTTTTAGTTATTTCGATGAGATGGCGGCCCTTGGCGGTAACGCTGCTGGCGATGGGTTTCATGGGTAGAAATCCGTTAGTTGCTCCGGTGAATCCGTAAACAGAGTTCATGCTAACTTTGATGGCGAGTTGTTCTGCGTTATAGATGCCTTCTAAGGTGGCGTTGTTGTCTTTGTTTGCTTTTTTCATTAGTTTTTTGACGGCTTTTCTTTGTTTCCATAGTTTGTCGAGGATTCGTGGTAAAATGCCCTGAATATTTTGGACGAAGTGGTATGTTTGTTTTATTGATTCGCCCGTTGCGTCGTCGGTTTGTTCCCATTCGATGGTTTCAATTTCGTGGTTCATATTTTTAACTTTGTCGAGGTCCTCTGGTAATATCATGGTGCTGTAGCACAAGTTGAATGCGATCATGATGCTGGGATAAAGGGAAGCGAAATCAAGACCGCTGACGGCTTCGAAGTATGCGCCCTTATTTGCGTGGAGTACGGTAGCGCCGAGGAATTTTTCGGTTGATTCTTTTTTATCCCAGCTGGGTACAAGAACGTTAGAAAGGCGAGTTTCGTATGTAATTTGTGAGAATACTTTTATTTGTTGGCCACGGGTGATAAGCCATTCGATGGGAACTCGAGTGATATTGGCCATACCGATGAGGTTGATGAATATCATTCGAGCGTCGGTTAAGCGAAGAGGTAGGAGGGTATCTTGGACGCAGTATTTAACGCATTCGGCCATGGTTGTGGCGTCCATATTCATTTTGAAGAAAAGGTCGATGGGAAGGAGGTCAATTTTGTTTTCTTTGAGGTAGTGTTCGCTAACTCTGTCGAGTTTGTAGCTTTCGAGTTTAGTTTCACGTTTAAACCATACGTAAAGATCGACTTTGTATACACCAGGCATGTCCATTATTCTGAAGAAGTTGGAGCCGTATGCGGCGGTTACGAGTTTGGCGTCTTTCATTTCTCCTGATATGTTGGGTATTCTGGTACAAGAAGTCATGAGATCTGTTAGGTCGTGGAGTTGGAGGCGTTTGTATATGTATTCGTCGTCGAAGCCGTAAATGTTCCATCCCATCATAACGTCGGGGTCAGTATTTCTAATAAAGGCGAACCATTTTATGAGTAGTTCACGTTCGTTTTGGGCGCATTCGCAGATATCAGCGCCTGTTTCTGTGGTATCGCATGGGGCAATGCAGACGGCGTGTTTTAAGTATTGGTCGGTTCCGTATTTCCATAAGGAGGTACAAATAATTCTAATTTGGTCGCCTTTTTTGGTGGCATCGGGAAAAATGGTGGGAAGTTCTTTTTTGATATCTCTATCGGCGTTGATATTGAATTTGGCGGAGTGTTTATCACGAGTTGCTTTGCTGTCGCATTCAATATCGAAGCTGCCGATAACAAAAGGAGCAGTGGCTTGTTTGTCTAGAAGAGGTTCAAGGTCTGTGTATTTAACGGAAACGTTGAAAGAGCATTGTGAGAATTGTGTTTGAGTGTCGATATATTTGTTAATTTTAATCCATCCAGCGGTGTTGATATTTCTAGTGTGGCAGAAACGAAGCATGGGGTCGATATTAGATTCGTATAGGTCCCATAGGGAAGGGGGTTTATCGGGATGCCATTTGATGAATTTTTTGAATATGAAGGAAGCAGTTTTGAAGGCGGCAATGGAAGTGAATTTAAGGCGTAGGAAAGGGAATGTTTCTTGATTTGTGAAGGGGTATAGGATTTTAGCTTTAACGAGAGTGACGCTGACGATGTGTGTTTTTTTTTGACCGAGGCGTTTTTTTATAAATTGTAAAAATTTTTCAGTATAATCGGGGGTCCAAGATTTGTATTGTTTAGGTATTTTGATGTAAAAAGCAGGAGTAAAGTTGTCGATGGTTACGCCGATCGAGTCACCATTTTCATTGCAACCACAGCAAGTTATATGAAATTGGTCTTCATAATCGTAGGATTTCCAAGTAAGAGCTTGAAAAGTGATAGGGTTACCGTCGGTAGAAGAAGGTTTTCTGGTCCAAGTGTCCATTTTATTTATAGTAAGTGTATTATTTTTAAGTCTGGAAGTTGCTGATAGTATTTTAGTATCCAAAAGGAAGAGCACACCGACCGTTAAATATTGATAGAATATTGTAATTAGTGGCATATATATTAATAGTAGTAACAACATTACCAGATAAAGATTTTACTCTTAGATTTGCTTTATCAATGCGAGATAAGTTACAAGTTCCAGAAGGTTGGTGTTCTTCGGGTCGAAGTGCGAAAGATTGTAGGAATATGTGTCCATTTTTGGGTATTCTGGAGTGAAATTTGAAGGGTTCCAAGTGGCTAAAGTACATGCTTGGTAGTGGATTATTTAAATCGATGCCGTTAAGAGATAGATATGCGCTTTCTATTTTGGGTATGTAGTCTCCTGATGAGTTTTTCATGGTCCAAATAATTTCTTTAACGGGATGATTAAATTTGAAAGGTGCCTTAATGAAGGCGTTGCCGTTGGTGCTTTGAAGTTCGGGATCTTCGTCGAATTGGACTTGTTCTATTAAGTATTCGAGTTTTTGTTGTGTAAAAATTTTCCGTTCGGAAGCATCGAGATGAAAATAGTCGACAATGAGATATTCGTCGGAAGTTGTAGAGCCACCTAATGTATTTGTTGACGTATTGTCTTGTTTGAAGGTGATTTCAATAGAGACTTGGGCATATTTTAAAGCTATTAGAGGTATAGCAGACCCGATATTTTTATTGAACCAAAATTGAAGAGGTATAAGTACCGTAGCAGGGCTTGCTGTATTATTAGTTCCAAGGTCATTACCCATCATTTCGATGGTGCCTGCGCTGTTAGTATTGGCATTGGTGGTTAAATTTGGTTGATATCCTCCAACTTTATCATCAGAAACTGTGAGGTCGTGCCATATATCTAGCCATTCGCCGTAGTGTCTATCGATGAGATGTTCTCCAATTTTAACGTCGATGAAGTCGATATAAGAAGCCCAAGTTCTGCTGATCACGTTGTTCTGTTGTGTTGTTTTGAAGTGGATGTACATACTTCCAACGAGATCTCCTGTGCGGCTGATGATAAATTTTGATTTTGAGCCATTTTGAAATTTTTTGTCGGGGTCAAGTTGTGAAATTTGCCGTGAGAAGTTGGTGTATTGATTGTAAATGGCCTTAAAGAATGTAATTTGAGGGTCTCCAGTTAAGAAAACGTCTTCGGCGCCTTTTGTGGCGAGTTGCATGAGTCCTCCTCCCATTGTGTCTTTTATCTAAAAGCGAATATTTTTTAGTTGAAATAACGAACAACTAAAAAACACTCGCAAAAGTGAGTGTTGAGAAAAAGCAAAAGAGTTAAACCGTAGGATTGCGCAAATATATCCTTACGGATTCGATATCATAATAAAAAATAATCAATAAAAAGCAGATAATTTAGTTGGAGTACGCAAGACCACCCATACCAGAGACGACACGGAGGACGTTGTAGTTGACGGCGTAGACGTCAAGGCTGGTGACATTAACTGTGTGACTTAATGAGAGGGTCGCGTTATCGATACGGGAGAAGTTGCAGGTACCGGATGGCTGGTGCTCCTCGGGGCGGAGGGCGAAAGAGTACACGTATACATCATCAACGGTGAGGTTGGTGTGGTGGTAGTATTTCTGAAGCTTGGTGAAATATCTGGCGTTGCGGGCTGCAAAGCGGTCATGACCGTTGAGCATGAGTTTGATGTCCGTCATTTTCGGCCCATCGGCGTGAGCGTTTGGCTCAAACACGATTTCCTTAACGGGGTGGTTGAAATTGAGGCGGATACGAGAAGATGTACCCCCGAGAGTTTCCGAACCAGGGAACTGGAGTTGGTCAATTAGGTACTCGTGGCTCATTTGGGCGAAGCGTTTGCGTTCTTCGGTGTCAAGGTAGATGTAGTCGACCCAAAGTTTGGCACCGCTGGTTTCTGCAAGGGCACCAAAAGTGATGTTAAGCTTGACCTCGTGGTATTGGAGGGCGATCAGGGGTAACGCAAGTCCAACGTTGCGGTTGAACCAGAACTGAAGTGGTACAAAACCAGCTTCACTCTGCCCACCTAAAGTATCTATTTTAGGTTTGTCAGTTAAATGGGTAGTAAGGTCATACCAGATGTCGAGCCACTTGCCGTAGTGTTTGTCTATCTTCTGTCCGCCGATCTCTACCTCGACCTCAGATACAATTTGGGCGAAGGTGGACGCTTCGCTCGATGATGGCTGGGTGTACTCGAGATGCATGGCGCCGATAAGGTCACCGTTGCGGCTGATGGTGCAAGAAACCTTAGAATTCGCACCAGGGGTACCGTTGAAGGTCTGCTCGATGCACTCCATCGAGAAGTTGGTGTGGCGACGGTAGACCACCTTGAAGTAGGTGATCTGAGGGTCGCCAGTAAGGTAAACGTCTTGCGCGCCGTAGGCTACTAGTTGCATAAGTCCTCCTCCCATGTTGTATAAATAAGTTGATACCTATAGAAAAGAAAAAAATTTTCAATGAAGATGTAGAAAAACTTCAATTGAGAACTTTTCAAACGGGAAATTTTGGAAAAAAAACCTTAAAAAAGTTGGAAAAAGCAAAAAAAGGGGTTAAACCGCAGGATTGCGCAAATATATCCTTACGGATTCGATATCATAATAAAAAATAATCAATAAAAAGCAGATAATTTAGTTGG